CTTGTGCCCCCTCCCTATCGGGAAGGAAGGCCGGCCCAGGTTACCAGCCTGGACTAGGATTATATTGTGTTTAATTCATAATTGAGTCATTCAAGAAGTGTAATTATTACCTTCTTTGTAATGCTCGTGGTGGGCTAGGGCTACAGTTAAAACGTTGCAATCTAGGTAGTCTGAATTGCAATTGCGGATGGCAGCTCTAATTTCGTCTACTTGTGAGCGGCATATCCCAAGTTTCGCCTCTAACCAATCATAATACGCATTGATGCAGCAATCACGTATTGTTGTTATCCTCCCAACCATGCTGTAGTAGACTTGTTTACCAAATTGTTTCAACAGCATGTCTTTTTCATCGTGGTTATAGTGAGGAAACAATTTGGCCTGCCAAATTACCTCGTGGGGTGTTAGTTTTCTGTAAATCTTGCGTCTACCAGCGAGGGAATACTTAGCAGTCACATCAGTTTTAAGCTTGTCATTGTATTCAGTAAATATTGGCAATCCATTCATCCACTTGAGGTTTGCTAAATACATGTTGTGTTTGAAAGCTTCTTGTTGATGTGGTTTCAAATTACGTATAGAATCGCTCCAAGGTGTCAGATAAATAAAACGGTCAAGTTTACGCGTTATTCTATGCGTTTCACAAGTTTCACAATAAAAACAATTTGTTGAGCAAAAATCAATATCATCGGTGTTGTTGCTTATATTGAGAAACTTTAAAGTTAAACCGGAGCCATGCTTGAAATATAGTGGGCTGTCACGGTTTTTGGTATGTTTGCTAAAGTAGAAACATTCATCAAAGGCGCGTATAATGGTGTCTTTAGTGATGTGTGATGGTAATCCGAGCAAACCATCGTCTCCTTTATTGCAAATTTCGTAGTCATCTTTGTTGAGTTTGAGTATTACTTCACAAACATACCGGGTTACAACTGCGGTTAATATAGTATTCATTAATGTGGTGTCCATTGAACCGGAAAACACTGTGCCAGTAAGTGTTGCATTACCGAATGATTTTTTTTGGTCTGCATCCCAAAGATCAGCTAATATTTTTGTGGTTTCGGCAAATGCGTGATAATCCCAAACATCTATTGGTACGTGTTTAATTGTGTGGGATACCATTCCGTAAATGCGGAAGAATAGCATTTGTTTCAGTGGTAGACAAACGCTGCGATCAAGGCCAGAAATATCAGTTTGTACAATTTGTAAGCCTTTGTTACGACAGTTGTCATAGAACTTT